CGTACACAAGTTGGCTATGACTGCATATATGCGTCATACCACCTTATCCAGTATTATGATTTCAATCAAGAATGCGCTTCGCGAGTAACAACTTTGGATACTTGGGATTAAAGTCTATTAGGGCCCTTTCGATTGGGGCCGGTAGCTTTTTCCCATTTGGACTCCAGAGCTTGGCATTGTGTTTAATGACTCTACTGATTTTTGACCCACGGACATTTTGGAATATGTCTGAAAGTTGATAGTCAGCGTCAAAGAGAATATCCAGTGTCGTCAATGAGACGATCTGGTTATAATCTTCAGCACCTCGATCTTTCAGTCGACTGTGTGTCGGTTGAATTTTGAGTCGCTTTTCTGCGATTTGCCTAAGCTTCCATGGTACTTCTTCATGACAGACTGGGATTGGTCTCTGTTCTTTCCACCCCCTTAGAATCTTTGCAGCTAGACGTAAGTCGAGCTCGCTCGGTTCTCCGAGGGGTAGACCAAGTCCTCCCAGCCAGTCGGGAATATAGTACGGGAGTCTCATTTTGTCCAGTAGTTGTTTGTGATAATTGAGGAACTTTTTCATTACTTCAGTGCGGTACTTTTCTGGGCACATTTCAATCAGTTTCCTGCATCGCATCCCAATGTTCCCTCGACGGTCGTTCTGGTCACCGAGACCAATCATGCCTTGGCTTCTTTTATTGCCAATCATGAGACCGGAGTTGATGAACTTGGTTTCCTTCAAATATGCTTCTCTGAAGATCACTTTGGGTTGAGCACGCTCTAGGCTGTTTTTTGTTGCCGAGAGTGTTTTTGACTCATACGGAAGTAGAAATGGTGTTTCTAGTCGATCGTAGTTTCGTGAATTGATGTTTACGAACTTGCGACTGACGTGGGTTTTACCCACACTTTCGATCAGCCCTGCGGCTGATGTGATTTTCTTCCAGATTGCATAGATGTCCTGCCCGCTTCGGAGCGCTACGTCATCACCGTTGATCATCAATTTTGCGTCGTGCAGGGGAATCTTTTTCCCTTCGCACACCTCCATTGACCAACGGCATAGCGCCGCATTAGCGATGCACAGGACAGGAAATGATACGATACTGCCCATGAGTTGTCCGTGCCTTTGAGGCACTCCGTCAAAGAAGTGTCCGGTCAGAGCTCGCTTGAACAGACGGCTCTCGATTTTGCTTAGTCTCATGACCTTCGCTATTTCTTCAGCGATTGCGTCTGAGACCCAACTTTCGAGATTGTCCGTTGCTGCAGCGTAGTCTCCTGACAAGTAGACCTCTTGACTTTCAAGTTTTGCACCTAACTGATCAAGCATATAACTTTCGCTTTCAGGCTGGCCAACTAACTTGAAGACCCTATGATTTTTCAGGGTCGAGTGCATCATTTTCCATAGGCTACGGAGAACAGTGTATGTGAATGGTGGTCCTTTCGATATTACCCGAGTCTTTAATGCCTCGGCTAGCGGGACCGGCTCTACCTCTGCTGGCTCTGTGTCGGCTACTTTTAGTAGCCTAAACCACAGCTTTGCCCAGATGGCCTCGAGCGCCCGTGTTTCGACCTCCACCTCCACACCACTTGAGAACCGCACTGGTTCCTCCTCGCCGCGCATGGCTTCCTTCATTCTGATCCACCCTCCAGGTCTACGAAGACCGGTCAGGAGTGTCGGATGTTCAAGTATGGAACCTACGGCCCCAGCTCCCTTGCGATTGTTTATATAATTCGCACTGGTACTGGGGAAGAATGCCCGAACCCTGTCGAGTAGAGTATACTTCTTCCCTTCGAAGATCTCGTCAACTGTTCTTTTAAGTTGATTCTTGATAGTCTCACGACTAAGTACACTTTCGACGTGTTTGGCATCGTTCCGTGGGTCGCCCCATTCGTTTAAGATGAATGAAGGCTTGACTTCCCTATGCTCCAGACTGGTCAGTTTTGCCACAGTCTCTCTTTCGGCTTGTAACAGGTATCGCTCTCCTGGTAACGGCATCCCTCTTTTACTTTGAAGGATCGTTTCCAGCCACGAGCTCCTGTCCTCGCTGTTGAGAATTTTGTGTTGCCACCTGTAAAATTTCCCTCCCAATAACACATTGGCTTTCTCTCCTGCCGCGTACCATTCATTTGGTTGCGGCGGTAATTTTTGCTCACGGTGAAAACTGTAGTAAGCTGTCAGTTTCCATTTGATGGTTTTCAACCAGTCGTAGCCGAGGAGCATGGAGAGATTATGCCATTTGCTGATTGTTGGTTCCGGGTCATAATCGGGTGCGTCAAAACCGTAGATCTTGGCGTGGATTAGAATGAGTTGGATAGCTTTCTTGATTGAATACAGACTCTCGTCCTGCAAGGACGAGATGCTGGGAGACTCC